GAAGTACGATCATAAAAAAGTAAATCGTGTGAAAGAAATTGTGTTATATACGTCATATGCTTTCGAGGCTAAAACTTATGATGAAGCTATTGAGTTATTAAAAAATAATAATAAACAAAAAGCTATTGAACTTATGTATGAACGATTAGTTGAAGCACAAAAACAAGAATATGAAATGAAGTTGCAAATAGAAAAAGCGTCATCTGATGTGAATAGTTTGGCGACTAAATCAGATAACGCATAATATAAAAAAATTATAAAACACAAGAGCAATAAGAAAATACTCCATTTGTATTATAACATCTTTGCTCTTGTTTTAATACATGGAGGTATAAAATTGAGCGTAATTCAATTAGAAAATGATACTCAAGTGAGTGTGGTTTGGTATGGAAACGAAAAATCAACTTCATTCAAAAACTTCTCTCAACCTAATTGGAGTGAATTAATCAATCGTTTATCTATTCCACAAAATAATACAAATAAATATGCTAGAGGAACAGCAGTATATGGAGATATTGCTGATGGCGTAGATGATAAAGGCAACGAATATCAAAAATACAGAAATAATGACAATGTACTTTATAGAGATGTACTTGTACTTGATTATGATGATGAAGATGATTTAAACATGCTACACAAGTCAATTAAAAGCGAATTAGAAGGCTTTGCATGGTTTTGGCATACAACATTCAGACACACAAATGAAAGTCCTAGAATACGCTTGTACGTGCCATTGAGTGAGCGTATAAGTGCAAATGAATATCGTGCATATGTAAGAACATTAGCACAAAAAATTGCGTGCAAAATTGACGAGGGCAGTTATCAACCATCTAGAGCTATGGCATTACCAGTTAGAAAAAGTAATGAAAGTCCTTTTGAATTTCAAATTAACGATGCTGCGATATTAGATAAATCGACACTTAAAGAGTGGGCTAAATTATTTAATATTACTTTTCAAACGACATCAAAACCTAAATTTGAAAAAAGAGATTCGAGTCACTGGGGTGGAATTGCTTACGGTGTAGAAGATGGTGGGCGTAATACAGCTTTAACAAGTATCTTAGGTCATTTATTTAATAAAAGAGTAGATGAACACTTAATATATGCCTTTGCGTTAGCGTGGAATGAATTATGTAATCCACCAATGAAAAGAAGTAGAGTTGAATCAACTTTCAAATCAGTTAGAAAAATACACAATAATAACAACTAAGAAGGGATGATGAAATGGCAAATATTCAGCCTAATACAAATATAGTAAATGAAATTACTGAATCTCAAAATAGTACACATGAGTGGATGTCTGAATTAAGACGATCTGCAACTACTCAAGCATTAAAGAAAAATGTGACTAATGCAGAATTAATATTTAGTAATGATTCATCATTAAAAAATATGGTTCAATATGATGTATTTGAAAAAGTAACTAAGTTAAAACGTCTTCCTTATTGGCGTTCAAAAGATGATACTAATTACTATTGGGCAGATATAGATACAACTTATGTTATTTCTCATATTGATAGATATTATAATGTACAGTTTAGCAGAGATATTATTGATAATGTAATCGAAACAGAAGCCTATAACAATAAATTTCATCCTATTAAATCGTTTATTGAGTCTAAAAGATGGGACGGGATTAAACGCATCGAAATGTTATTCGTTGAATATTTAGGTGCAGAAAATACACATTATAATCGTGAAGTAGCTAAAAAGTGGCTTATGGGTGCAGTTGCTAGAATATACCAACCTGGAATCAAGTTCGACTCAATGACAATATTATACGGTAAACAAGGGGGAGGAAAGTCAACACTTGCTAGTAAATTAGGTGGGCAATGGTATAACCAAAGTATTAATACCTTTAAAGGTGATGAAGCTTATAAAAAATTGCAAGGATCATGGATATGTGAAATTGAAGAACTTTCAGCTTTTCAAAAATCAACTATTGAAGATATAAAAAGCTTTGTAACTGCCGTAGTAGATGTATATAGAGCTTCTTATGGTAAACGAACAGAAAGACATAAGCGACAATGTGTATTTATCGGTACGACTAACAATTACGAATTTTTAAAAGATAAAACTGGAAACAGACGATTTCTACCAGTAACTACTGATAAAGATAAAGCAACAAAAAGTGTATTTAACGATTTGACACAAGAAGTAATTCAACAAATGTACGCAGAAGCAAAAATATATTTTGATGATAAACCGACAGCTAAATCATTATTACTTGATAAAGAAGCGTCAGAAAAAGCTTTAGAAATGCAGAATGAACACGCAGAAAAAGATACGCTAATAGGTGAACTGGAGGATTTTTTAGAGCGACCTATTCCATCTGACTATTGGCAACTTTCCATAGAAGAAAAAAGATGGTCAATGAAAAATATGGCTAATCGCCAAGATGAAATTAAAGTGTTTGGAGATGGTTCAGTCATTCAAGTTGGTACAAATACAAAACCATCACAATACAAGTGGCGTGACAAAGTGTGTAGCGTAGAAATTTGGAAAGTAATGATGAGAAATGATAGTGAGCCACAACCTCATAATTTAAGGAAAATAGATGCAGCATTAAGAAATACAGGCTATTGTAGTACAAAAAAGACACAATCAAGATATGGTGAAAATATTGGCAAACAATATGGCTTTAAGGTCAATCTATTATCATATTATGAAAAAATGAAGCAGTAATTTAAATTATAAGACAATAAGACACTAATAAGACACTTCTAAGCCTAGAGCGAGTAAGCATCACAATATAGTTGTCTTACTGTCTTATGGAATTAAGGCTAAACTTTATAAAAAATATATAAATTTAAAAGAGTTTAGAGAAAAATACTAAGACAATAAGACACTATACTTCTAAGCCTAGAGCGAGTAAGCATTCGCTTTGTCTTGTAATTGTCCTAATCAAATTTAGAACAAGACATTGATGTATCGGAGGAAGAGTATGAACCAACCTAGATTAAAAGATAAAATATTTGAATATATAAAAAAACATGATGGTACTACTTTTGTAGAAATTGAACGTATTTTTGATGAATACAGTTTTGACTATAAAGGTGAAGGTGCATATACGAGTGGAAGTAATGAAAAAGTTATTTTTTGGATTGGATGGAATCAAGCAGCATTCAATTTAATTGCTGATTTAAAGCAAGATGCACTTATTAAGATGTCTGTTTGTTCACCACTAATTTATATGATTGATGGTAAAGGTCTAAAGTTACCTATTGCGAAATCTAAAAATATTAAAACTGATCATTGGCTACCCGTTACTTTTTCAATAAATAAGGAGGACATAAAAAATGAATGTTGAAATTATAGCAAATGAATTTGAAACTAGAGCATCGACATTATTAAGATATTTTACTGGACTACATGAAAGTAGTTATAAATTACCTTTTGCATTTAAGATATATAACGATCCGTTTAATATGGTGTATCTTGTAACAAAAGGTAAGATGTACGCTCATGTATTGATAAAAGATTGTGACGTTAGACGCTCGTTCGAAATAGCGTCTCCTAAGCACACTGAGGCGCTTATAAGTAGTATTGAGGGATATTATAACGGTTTTGAATTACATGATGATAAGCACCTATCTATTAGTGATATGATGGCTAGTTTTATGTTTGATAATGAATATTTCATGTATGGACTGGAGACATTCGCAGAAAGTAATAACACTGATATGTTCACTTATATTGAAGGTGGATTAAATGTTGAAGAACTTGAGGGTGTTCAGTCTAGTAATGCTGATGTAATAGGTAATATGGAAATGTTGTATCAGTTAGCTACTGGTATTAATGAACCAGCACCAGAATTAGTTGAGGGGCTTAAAATCATCACTGAGTTTATTCAGAATGAACAGGCTAATAGAAAAGACTACTTAGCGTTAGAACTTAAATTAAAAGGTTTGAAGAACTCTTATTACAATGGGGTGAAAGCATAATGTTCGTTACAAAAGAAATAAAAGAATTGAATATAACTGATGGTGCAATGTTAGAATTTCTCAAGTTACAAGAAGAAGATTATACCTTATGTAACAATAGATATGTATTAATTGATCGTAATGATAATGTAATAGGTAACTTATTACCATTAATAAGTAGCTTAGATTTTAGTTACTCATATGTAGATTGCGAGTATGTAGATATGGCTACAATTACTTGTTTTGATAAAAGTGTTATTCCAACTATTCCTTATAAGTGGGATAATAGAAAAGCTAAGTATATTAATGCTTGTTTAGAACTAGAACAGGTAGAAGAACATTTTGAGTTTGCAGCATGGAAATTATATTGTGTATTGAATGGTATCAACAAGAATAATTATGATAAATATAAGTGGGTGCTGGAAAGAATTAAGAAAACGCCAGATGATATGCCTAATGTAGATATGCCGATTAGTCGAGCATATGAGATTGCTCAATTACCTAAAAATTTGATTGATCGTACTTATAATGTAAATGGTAAATCTAAACCGATTTATAAGATGAATATTAAAAAAATTAGAAATTTAAAAGAATATGTATAAACTTATAGGTCATGCACTTAGTAGGTGCATGGCTTTTTTATATGTAAATCGTAATTGTTAAGATTTGTTAGTTATAGAAAGATTGAATTAGGTCTAATAAGAACGTTTGTTCTATAACAGAAAGTCTATGATTTAGTGTGAAAGTATTTATTAAAGCCTATTTAATAGTGTTTAAAGACTGTTAAGTAGTTATTAGAATTCTATAAATATAGGAACATTTGTTTGTTATTTAGGTGTAAATTTAGTATAATAGTGTTAGGAAGTAAATGACTTCTATATATCGGACAGAAATAAGGATTAAATATTTGTGGTTTTAGTTATTGTCTATATAGTGCCTCCTCATTAAAGATGAAAAGAGGAATAATTTATGACAATGACAATTGAAAAAGAATTAACGAGCGATCACATTAAGGTATTAAATGTGTTACGCAATACTAAGCAAGAGATTATTACGAAACAAAGTATTTTTAACCAATTAAACATAGAATTTAATAAAAACAACGATAGATGGTTAAGAAACACAATCCATAGCTTAGTTGTTGATTATGGTTATGCTATCGGATATAGCTATAATAAGGACTCAAAAGGCTATTTTATGGTTAAATCTGAGGAACAAAAAGAATTAGCTTTAAGAAGTATCAAGCGTCATATTGAGAGTAGTATGAAGCGATATGAGGCATTAAAGAAAATGGATATTTAAGGTGATGTAGTGGGTACTACTATTGAAATTTTTCAATAACAAGTAAGCGATTATGAATTATTCACTAGATTTAATACTTGCTATATACAAGAACGAATAGCACTCATGGAAATGGATATTGAAAATATGTATGAGCGCACTACACCTAGTTTATGTAGTGATACTGTATTAGAAAGTATTTACTATGAGAGTTATTCCGTTGAAAATCTAGCAATCGCTATATTAGAGGAACGTCAAAAATTGGAACGGTATAAGAGGAAAAGTCAAAGAGATTTAAACGCTTTTTATACAGTTCTAGGTCGTTTCTCAACCCAAGAGCAAAAGTATATTAGAAACTATATCAAGACACGCTCAGAGGATTATATGAACGTGATAGAGCGTTTTAAAATTGAATTACATGATTATATTCAAACTAACAGAAACAAACGTAATAAGGGCATAAAACTCGATTATTCATATATTAGTGGTAAGTGTCAGAAGGTGCCGATGTACCCTCATAAGTTAACGCTAAATCAAGAGCAAGCACTGAGAAAAAAGAAAGCTGCTACTACAGAAAAAGAAATGAATAATGATGAGTTTGTAGAGAAATTGAATCAATTAGATAAGAAAGCATTTAAGGAATTCATCTATAACAGAAATGAGAATAATATCGACTTTGAAAAAGTTTTAATATTGCTGCAAACTATCCCGAAAAGATTAACAGATAGAGAAATCAAAAAGCCATACAACTACATAAGAGAAATAGGCTTAAAAACTAACTGAAATGAGGTATATTTGTGAAAACTTCTAAATACTTTGATGAATACAATGGCTATGTAATAGGTCAAAGAGAAAATATCAATAAGCTAGAGAATGAACGTCAGGAAGTCACACAACAAATTGAAGAAGATAAAGCGAAATATAAAGAATTAATTACAAACTCAAAAGATGATGAAGCTGATAAACTTTATTCTACATTTGATAGTAACGAGAAAAAATTAAAAGCATTAGAAAAACGTTTAGCAACTAAAAAAGAGGTCTTTGATGAAGCTAGACGTAAAAAAGCTGTAGATATTATCAAACGTCAGGGAGAGCTTCCCAATTTATATCAGAATGATAAAGAACGCATACTGTCGAAATTTAAGCCAATCATAGATGAATATAATAAAGTAATAGATGAAATCGAAATATTAAATGATAAATATGAAGCTGAGTTTTATAGATATGTAAGACTTTATGACCTAGAAAACTTTGAAGAAGATGAAGTCGTAAGAAATGAAATAAGAAATCATTTTAATCCGAATCAATACAGTAACTATATTGGGGCAGATGAATTACCATTCGTTGATACAAGAAATAAATTAAAAAATAGAGGTGCTAAATAATGGCTAGAAAATACAATTTAGATAAAGTTAAGAATTACATTTTGACTGAAACAACACTTTCTGGAGAAGAATGCAGTGATTTACTGGATGTTGTAGAAGAACAGTTTTCACAAAATCTTAGAGACCTACGTAAAGATGAGCTAACCCAACAATCGAAAAATAGCAAAAGATTTTCAGAGTTAGCTAAAGCAAATCGAATTATCAAAGATAAGTAAATTACCTTTTCTCTTAATAATTATTGAAAAGGAGGTAAAACATGAGCAAATTAAATCCCAGACAAGAGAAGTTTGTGGCTGAGTATTTAAAGACGTTGAATATGACACAAAGTGCAATTAAAGCTGGCTATAGTCCTCATACTGCAAGTGAACAGGGAAGTAGGCTGCTAAAGAATAAGAAAGCAGCTAAGTATATTGATGAGCAACGTAAGAGAATTATTGACGAAGGCGTATTATCAGCGAATGAGCTATTGCATATTCTTAGTAATGCAGCAGTAGGTGATGAGAGCGAAGTAAGAGAGGTCGTCGTTAAACGTGGGGACTTTCAACGCAACCCCGATACTGATAGATTGAACCTCGTATACAATGAACACGTAGAAATGGTTGAAGTCCCAATAAAGCCTAGCGATAGATTACGTGCTAGAAATATGCTTGGCAAGTATCATAAACTATTTACTGAGAAAAAAGAGTTCACTGGTGATACTCCAGTAATCATTAATGTTGGTGAATGGAACGAAGAAGATGAAGAAACCCAAAAGCAAATAGATGATATTTCAAATCAATATCCAGACAGACCAATATTCATAGATAATGTACCAGAAGAGGATTAAGCTATGAAAGATGAGCAAGTAAAAATAGATGTTGATCGCATGATAGATAAAGCACTAACCTACAAAGGCAAACATATTGTTACGATTTGTGACTTAATGACTGATGATGAAGCAGAAATATTTTGTCACATGAATGAATCTGAAAAAACAAGTGTTCACTTGCCGTTTAATATAAGATTAGTTAGAAGAAATGTAGATAGAATCATAGTGCCTTCTATCAGATTAGGAGACGATAGAATATTCATTAATCCTTGTGAAAATGATAAGCCATATTAAATAGTGAGAATTAATGTATATTAAATTATTGTAAAAAAGACGTGAAAACTTTTTAAAAATCAATTCGATATCATAGACAATCAAGAAAGAGTGATTAATAATTTAGTTGTAGGGAAGATAATTATCCCCATATGATCTTCTCTATAATCTAATCATCTTCATGATTGTCATTATTACTTCGCTAATCTTGGGTATATAGTATTACGTTTAGTCAAAAGTTTTAAATGACGCTGTTTAATCCAAATAATTAGAGGTGAAAACTATGAGCGATTTTGTACAATTCGCTGAAAAAGTAGTTAACTTTCTACGTAGCATCTTAGTTAATGGCGAACCAAATAACTAATTGGAAAAGGCCACTCCTTAATTGGAGTGGTTTTTTATGTATAAGTATTTAACTTTAAGATAATTTGACTTTTACAACTATTTTAATAAATGGTGAACATTATAAAGTTACAAACAGACTTAAAAGTACGCTTGTAACCAGTACCTTAAAATAGGGAAGTGGTTTGATAAAAGAATAAAGGGGTCGCTAAATTAAGGACACCTTTTTGTGTATAACCGAGCCCAATGTGGCTTCGTTAAATGTGTCCATAAGTGGACGTATTAGCTACTTAAATTAATACTCTCAAATGTGAGCGTATTAATTAATAATACAAATGCTGACGCACTAAGTCAGTGCATTAGAAAACGACTATATCCATTCTCTAAGTTCTGAAAAGTTGAATGTGGCTTGTCTAACTGATATATTTGCGTTGTGAGAAATACAATTTCGAAGTGTTTTAGCGTATGAGCTGATGTAACAATTTGTGACGTTAGCTACATAAGTATTCGATAAAGAGAGTAGGGGAACACGATGTCCTAAGTAACCTGATCTAAGAAACGAACAAAATATTCAACCATGTATTGTAACTTGTAATGTTAGATAAGTGAATGTACCACCACCAGTATTTTATTAATGAAGATGATGAAAGAAAAGAGATTTAGAAGAGTTGGGTAAGTAACATCCCAATACTAATTTCCATATTGATAATAATAGGGAGATTTGAGGAGTGAAGATAACACCAAACCTATTTGGATTGGTGTTTTTCTTTATTAGAGAAGCTATCAATTGTAGTAGCTCGTGTTATATTACTTATGGTTTCTAAATGCAAATGTTGCAATAGACGATAAGCTACCAAATGACAACGTGATGATAAATGTCGCTATTTGCTGGTCACTTTGGTTAATCAACTTGTCAATTACTAAAAATGACATTAATGTCAAACATAAAAAATATATTAACGATAATATATATTTATATATATCGGCATATTTTTTTGTGGTAATAATATAACAAGAAAGGGTTTTTATTAGGAAATGGTTTAAAATAACGGAAATTATAAACCAACATAAAAAAGCTGTTATTTCTATAACATAGTTATTTTTGTTGGCATCATCTACAAAATGATTGAATAAATATGACACCGCTATGGGTATTGCTATGGGTATTGCCATTGATAAAGAAATTATTACCAAGTGTATAGATATAAAAAGTGGTATCTTCTCTGATTCTGAAAAATTTTTCTTATGCTTATTTTGTTTGGGCAAATTTTTTCTCCATTCTTAATATTTAAGTAAATTATACAAGCCATAAAATGTATGTCAACATATTTTGATGATTTCGAAGTTTATGCTTAAAAGACATCTTGTGTTGCAGTTGGTTTTAAGTTTGTGTAGATAATTATTTTGGGTACAATAATGTACCTATGTAGATGATAGTTAATTAGGTAAGATTAATGATAACTTAAAGGGCAAAAAAAGGGCATAATTTTGAAACAAAGGGCAAGCGTATGAATGTAGTATAATCAGACTTATTCTTTGCCCCAAATTTCTTTTGTTTTTTCAATTTTAACATTTTACACACAACTGAATAGAGAATGTAAACGTTGCTATAACAATACTTATAGCGTATTTTATATGAATAGATAATCGCTTTAATGAACTCCCGCCGTCTCCATATTATTGAACCCGCAGCCTATATGGTTGTGGGTTTTGTTTGTTATATGTAATATTTTAATTAACTGTATTTTTTAAAAGATTAGAGGAATTCATATGACATTAATTAGAAGAAAAATTGGACAAAAAGATTATCATAAGGTCTTAGATATTTGGGAGAAGTCTGTAATAAGTACTCATGATTTCTTAAAAGAAAAAGATAGATTAGAGTTGAAAACTGAAATACCAAATTACTTAAATTATGTTGAAGCTTATTTTTGGTGTGATGAAGATGAAATTATTGGATTTTCAGGTACAAATGACCAAAATTTAGAAATGTTATTTATAGATCCTAAGTATTTTAGAAAGGGCTATGGAACTAAAATACTTCAAACTCTAATTCATGAGGATAAAGTAAGGTATGTCGAAGTTAATAAAGATAATAATAACGCGGTTAAGTTCTATCAAAAGAATGGTTTCAAAAAACATAAAGAAGCTCTTAAAGATGAACAAGGCAGAGACTATCCTATTTATTATCTGAAGATATAATTAAGTGATTTTTAGGTTCGGCTTAAATAATGAATGTTAATTTTAAATTGAAAAATTAATTTAT